TTGAACAAGTCGCATATAATCCTAAGCTTCCTATTACTACCGTGATGGCTGAATCGATCCAAGCTTCCGATATTGGCCCTGATGTAGCATATTACTTAGGTGTCAATCCAAAAGAAGCCGAACGTATTTCCAAATTATCGCCTATCTTACAAGCAAAAGAAATTGGTCGACTTGAAGCAAAAATAGCTTCAGAACCAATGACGAAAAAAACAACGAGCGCTCCTGCACCTATTTCGCCTGTCACGGCTAAAGGTAGCAATTCACCAGCGTATGACACAACCGATCCTAGATCGACAAAAACAATGTCTACGTCAGAATGGATTGCTGCAGATAGAGCTAGACAAGCAAAAGCGTGGGAAGCAAAAAGAAACCGCTAATTTTTAAGGAAAAATCATGTCAAACTCAATTTTAACCATTGATATGATCACACGTAAAGCTCTAGAAATTTTAGAAAATAACCTTGTGATCACACGTAACGTGAATCGTCAATACGATGATTCTTTTGCCGTAGAAGGCGCTAAGATCGGTTCTACATTGCGTATCCGTTTACCAGATCGCGCATTAGTAACTGACGGTGCTGCATTACAAGTACAAGATGACAACGAACAATTTACAACATTGTCTGTTGCATCACAAAAACATATTGGTGTTAACTTCACTTCAGCTGAATTAACAATGCAATTAGATGATTTTGCAGAACGTGTACTAAAACCACGTATCTCACAATTAGCTTCTAGCGTTGATGCTGACGTTGCTAACGCATACAAAGCAATCTATAACTCAGTAGGCACTCCTGGAACTACACCTTCAACTTCATTAGTTTTATTACAAGCACAACAAAAACTAAATGAAGGCGCTGCTGTAATGGCTCCAAGATATGCAACTGTTAACCCAGCTGCTAACGCTGGCTTAGTAGAAGGCATGAAAGGTCTTTTCAATCCAACCGACACTATCTCTAAACAGTTTAAAAACGGTTTAATGGGTACTGGCGTATTAGGTTTTGATGAAGTTAATATGTCACAATCTATTAAACAACACACAACTGGTACTCGTTCTACTAGCGATACTATTTTAGTAAATGGCACTATCTCTACAGAAGGCCAATCTACTATTAGTATTGACGGTGGTACAGGTTCAGCTACAGTAACTGTAGGTGATGTATTTACCGTTGCTAACGTATTTGCTGTTAACCCACAAACACGTGAATCAACAGGTTCATTACAACAATTCACAGTAACTGAAGCTAATACTGCTGCTGGCGGTGCTTGGACTAGTATTAAAGTTTCACCAGCTATGTATACGCCTAATAATGCTTTAGCAACTATTAATGCGTTCCCACAAGATGGTGCAGCAATTACATTCCTCGGTGCAGCTTCTACGCAATACGCTCAAAACTTGGTTTATCACAAAGATGCTATCACTTTTGCGACAGCTGACTTGTTATTACCACAAGGTGTAGATATGGCCTCACGTCAAGTACACAACGGTATTTCTCTACGTGTTGTTCGTCAATATGACATCAACAACGACAGATTACCTTGCCGTATTGACGTTCTATATGGCTTTAGCACTGTTCGTCCACAAATGGCTGCTCGTATCTGGGGCTAGTCTAAGTAACCCCCATTTCGGTGGGGGTTTTTTAAATTAATATTGAAAAGGAAATTATCATGGCTCTCCCAAATGGCTCTGGCGGTTATCAAATTAACGACGGTAACGTCGGTGAAGCGGTATTGTTTGTACAAGGCGCTCCAACGCTTTTATCGGCAGATGTAACAGTAACTGCTGCTCAGTTATCTAATGGTTTATTTACAGTAGATTCTGCGGCTGACATTACAGCAACTTTGCCAACCGTAGCTTTGCTTGAAGCTGACGTTAGCAGTGCAGAAAAGATTAACGCTGCGTTTGATTTTGCAGTAACTAATCTTGACCTATCTTTCCAAGTAACAATTGCAACTGGTACAGGTTGGACTATTGCAGGTAATGCTGTTGTTCTTGAAAATACTTCGGCTCAATTCCGCGCTCGTAAAACAGGCGCAGGTACTTGGACTTTGTATCGTATAGCTTAATGTAATACATCCCCCTTTTTTTAGGGGGATTTTTTAAAAGGAAAATATCATGCCAAACAATACCAAACCTATTGGCGTTGCTTATGCAGATCCATTATTAGATGGAGCGACGTTTGTACCTCAAGTTGCAGCTAACACTGCGGCTTTGACTACAATTACGTCAACTGCACCAGGCACTGCTGACTTTGCAATTCAAGACTTAATTAATGCTTCAGCTTTTGGTTTTGTTACAAAAGATGAAGGTAATTCAGTTTTAGCTGTTATTGCAAATTTACAAACACGCGTAACTCAACTTGAAACTAAGTTAAAAGTTTACGGTTTACTGCCTTAACAATTAAAAAGGGGCTTCGGCCCCTCTTTATTAAACTATGCCTAATATATATTTAAGACATCCTATCCATGGCACTAAAGTTGCTACTATGGATATTGAAGCTGAAGAAGATGAAAAAAATGGCTGGATAGTATATAATCCAGATACGCCAAAAGAAACACAAAAAGCGGCGCCTATTAATGGGCTAGAATCTAAACGTATAAGAAATAATTAAAGGAATAAGCTCATGGCAACTACAGCTGCAGATCAAATTAATGGCGCTCTACGCTTAATAGGTATGCTTGCTGAAGGCGAAGTACCTTCTGCTGCCACTTCACAAGATGCGCTTACTGCATTAAATCAATTAATTGATTCATGGAATACTGAACGTCTATCAGTGTTCTCTACACAAGACCAAGTGTTTAATTGGCCACCAAATGAATTAACTAGAACATTAGGCCCTACCGGTGATTTTGTAGGTAATCGTCCTGTACTATTAGAAGATTCATCTTATTTTAGAGATCCGTCAAGCGGGATTTCTTTTGGTATTAAATTTATTAATCAACAACAATATAATGGTATTGCTGTTAAAACAGTTACAAGTACATATCCTCAAGTTATTTGGGTCAATATGACATACCCTGACGTGGAAATGTATATTTATCCAAAACCTACAAAAGTGCTAGAATGGCATTTTGTATCTGTAGAAGAATTAACTAAACCTGCAACCTTAGCAACTAATTTAGCTTTTCCACCAGGATATTTACGTGCGTTTAAATATAATTTAGCTTGTGAAATTGCTGCTGAATTTGGTGTTGAACCTTCACCTACAGTACAACGTATCGCTATGACTTCTAAGCGTAACTTAAAACGAATCAATAATCCTGATGATATTATGTCATTACCGTACAGTATTGTTGGTACTCGTCAACGATTTAACATTTTTGCAGGCAACTATTAAAAGGAAATAAAATATGTCAAACATAGCCATTTCAGCATTACCCGTCGCAACCTCGCAAGCCGGTGCAGACGTATTACCTATAGTACAAAATACAACAAGTACAACTAAACAACTATCTATTGATAATTTATTTACTAGCTCTACATTAGTCACGCCTATTTTAGGTACACCACAATCAGGTACTTTAACTAATTGTACAGGCTTACCTGTTTCAACAGGCGTATCAGGTTTAGGTGCTAACGTAGCTACGTTTTTAACAACACCTTCATCTGCTAATTTACGTTCTGCTTTAACGGATGAAACAGGCACAGGCGCTGCTGTTTTTGCAACTAGCCCAACTTTAGTAACTCCAATATTAGGTACGCCAACATCAGGTACATTAACTACTTGTACTGGCCTTCCTTTAACGACTGGCGTTACAGGTACTCTACCTGTTCTTAACGGTGGCACAGGTGTTACAACTTCAACAGGCACCGGAAACGTTGTATTATCTGCATCGCCTACTTTTACTGGCACTACAGTTTCAGCTAATATTACGCATTCAGGTTTAATTGCTACAACGGCTGCGGCGCCTACAATTGCTTCAGCAGCAACTATTGCACCTACTACATCTATTGTATTTATTAGTGGCACTGCAGCTGTTGTAACTATTACAGCACCAACACCAATTGCATCTGGTGGCGGTAGAATTACCTTAATTCCTACAGGTGCGTTTACTTGGACTACAGCAGGTAATATTGCAGTAGCAGGCACTGCGGTTGTAAGTAGAGCATTAGATATGATTTATGATGTAACGACTACCAAATGGTATCCTTCATACGTTTAATTTATGAAAACGCCCATTTTTGGTCAAACCTATGTAGCTAGAAGTGTTAATGCTGCAGATAACCGCATGGTTAATCTGTTTCCTGAAGTTTTAATTGACGGAAAAGAAGCTGGCTATTTGAATAGAGCGCCTGGATTAGAATTTTTACAATCCGTAGGTACTGGCCCTATTCGTGGGTTATGGGCGCATCAAACTAATAGATCTGATTTTTATGTAGTATCAGGTCAAAGGGTTTATAAGTTAACAGGACTTTATGCTACTCCTATTTTATTAGGCACTATATCAGGTACAGGGCCTGTATCTATTGCTGATAATGGTAATCAAATATTTTTTGCTTGTAACCCTAGAAGCTATATCTATACCGAAAGTACTAATATATTCCAAGAAATTACCGACCCTGATTTTCCAGGCGCAGTTACTGTTAGTTACTTAGATACCTATTTTGTTTTTAATCAACCTAATAGTCAAAGAATATGGGTCACAAGTCTTTTAGATGGAACACAAATTGATCCTTTAGACTTTGCAAGCGCTGAAGGTTCACCTGATGGCGTTGTAGGTGTTATATCTGATCATAGAGAGCTATGGGTCTTTGGGTCAGATTCTGTTGAAGTCTGGTATAACGCTGGGTTAGCTGATTTTCCTTTAACTCGAATACAAGGCGCATTTAATGAAATTGGCTGCGTCGCACCTTTTTCTATTGCTAAATTAGATAACGGATTATTTTGGTTAGGTACGGATGCACGTGGTCAAGGCATTGTGTATCGTGCTAATGGCTATACAGGCCAACGTATTTCAACGCACGCCATTGAATGGCAAATTCAACAATATGGCAATATATCCGATGCTGTAGCTTATACCTATCAACAAGACGGACACGCCTTTTATGTTTTAACTTTTCCTACAGGTAACGCTACTTGGGTTTTTGATGTAGCTACGCAAGCATGGCATCAACGTGCTGGATGGGAAAATGAAGAATTTGCACGTCATCGTTCTAATTGTCAATGTAATTTTGGCGGCAATATTATAGTAGGTGATTATGAAAATGGAAACATATATAAATTTAATTTAGATGTTTACGCTGACTATAACACAGAACAAAAATGGTTAAGATCGTGGCGCGCATTACCTACAGGTCAAAACAATCTTAAACGTACCGCACAACACTCATTACAATTAGATGCAGAAACAGGCGTAGGATTAAATTTATATCCAGCGTATGATTCAGAAGATTTAACTACCGAAGATGGTGATATTATAGTAGCTGAATTTGTACAAGGCTATTTAATTACAGAATCAGGTGATCAAATTACAACAGAAGCTAATGATCAATTTCAATCATTAGTTACTATAAATTGGCCTGAACCTTATCCCAACGGATATGCTTTAATTACTAACGCATACCCTGCAGCGCCAGGATATGACCCACAAGTGATGCTACGTTGGTCTGATGATGGCGGTCATACTTGGTCTAATGAACATTGGAAATCAATGGGCAAAATAGGTAATTATGGAACTAGAACAATATGGCGTCGTCTTGGTATGACGACTAAGCTTCGTGATCGCGTGTATGAAGTATCAGGTACCGACCCTGTAAAAATAGCGATTATTGGCGCAGAACTTGAGTTAAGCCCAACCAATGGCTAATACGATAAACATAACTAACATACCAGCACCCCGCGTTGATGTTATTGATCCGCGTACAGGTTTAATGTCTGCCGTATGGTATCGGTTTTTTTATAATATTTTTGTTTTAGTAGGCGACGGATCTAATCAAATAAGTTTAGAAGATTTGCAAGTAGGGCCACCTAATATCGATCAGTTTATTATTGATGTAGAAGGCCCAAATGTTAATACACAAGCGTTAGTATCTAGCTTAGATTCACAAATAGCTGAATTAGCTAAACAAGTACAAGCGTTAGCGGTTGCACCGCCTGTAATACCAAGCTTAAAAAGAGCGAGATATGGTTCTTTTTATGATACAACAACGCAAACAGCTACTGTTATTAATACAGCTAAAGCTATTACGTTTAATTCAACTAGTTTAAGTAAAGGTGTTTATATAGGTTCGCCAACATCACGTGTATACGTAGATACAGAAGGCGTATATAATTATCAAATATCAATTCAACTAGATAAAACGTCAGGTGGTATAGCTGAATTTTATATTTGGTTTAGGCTTAACGGTGTAGATGTAACTGACAGCGCTAGTCAAATTAGAGTACAAGGTAATAACGGGGAAATTTTTTCTGCGTTAAATTATCTTTTTGATTTAAAAGCAGGGGATTATGTAGAAATAATGTTTTCGGTAACAGATTTAAGTGTAGAACTTTTAGCTGTTGCTGCGACGGCACCGGTTCCAGGGATACCGTCTATTATTCTTACAGTTTCAAATAATATTAATTAAGGAGCAATACTATGACAGTTACTGTAAAAGTTTTAATTCCAGCTAAAACAGCTGAGAATTCTCAATCGACGCAATATACAGCAACGGGTGTGACTACGATTATAGATAAGTTTACGGCAACTAATTACAGCGCTACAGCTGCAACGATTAGCGTTAACTTAGTAACGGCAGCAACGTCAGCGGGCAACGATAACTTGATTGTTAAAACTAAGACTTTACAGCCTGCGGAAACATACACTTTTCCTGAAATTGTAGGCGCTGCTTTAGCACCAAGTGGGTTTATTTCAACGATTGCAAGTGCTGCAACTGCCATTAATATTAGATCTAATGGACGTGAAATAACATAATGGATGATATAACTAATGTTTCAATGCAAGATAAAGTAAAAAATCTTGAAGAAACATTAAAACATATACCCCAAGTGGAATGCCCTGTTAAGCATTATTTTGCACCAGGCATTTATGCTAGAGAAATAACAATTAAAAAAGGCACTGTTTTAACAGGTGCTATACATAAAACTGAAAATTTAGCAATACTTTCATGCGGAAGGTTGCAATTAGTGACAGAATCAGGGACAATAGAAATATCTGCACCGCATATATTAACTGTTAAACCTGGTACTAAGAATGCGGCATACGCATTAGAAGATTCTGTATGGACTAATTTTTTTCCTACAGATGAAACAGATGTAGATAAACTTGTTGAACTATTGACAGAATCTAAAGCGTCTGAATTATTAGGTGGTATAGATAATAAACAACTTGTTGCAAATCAAGCAGCAGAAAGATTAGAGGAATAATATGGCTTTTGGAATATCAGCAGGTGCAGCAGCACTTATTGGCGGTGGAATAGCTGCCGCAGGGTCTATTATAGGCGGTGTATCAGGCGCTAAAGCTTCAAAACAAGCTGCAGGTACGCAAGCCGCAGCCGCTGATCGCGCCGCCGAGCTACAATATCAACAATTTCAAGAACAAAAAGAATTACAAGCGCCATTTCGCGAAGCTGGCTTAACATCACAAAATAGGCTGTTAGATTATCTTGGCTTATCGCCTGGTGCTAGTGGTAAATACGCTCGTGATTTTAGTATGGCTGATTTTCAACAAGATCCTGGATATGGTTTTAGATTATCTGAAGGTATGAAAGCATTAGATCGTACAGCAGCTGCACGTGGTGGGCTTTTATCTGGCTCTACCTTAAAAGGTGCGCAACGCTTTGGTCAAGATTTAGCGTCACAAGAATATCAAAACGCATTTAATCGTTATCAAGTTAATCGATCAAATCAAATTAACCCATTACAAAGTCTTATGGGGTCTGGTCAATCTGCTACAAACGTATTAGGTACGGCAGGGCAAAACTATGCTAACCAAGCTGGTGAAGCCTACATGGGTGCGGGTAATGCACGTGCGTCTGGCTACATTGGATCAGCTAATGCACTCTCTAATGCTTTTGGTGGCGTAACTAATGCCTTTACTAATTACAATCTTATGAATGCGCTTAACAGACCCGCTTATTCACCTTCTACAGGTGGCTATAGTACTGGCGGTGGTGTTAATGCTTTTCTATAATAAGGACTTAAATTATGCCTATTGATCCAACCATAGCCCTTCAGATAAAAAATCCACCGCTTGAATCGCCCGTAAATCAAATGGCTAAGATTTATGAGATTAAGCAAGCGCAACAAGCTAATGAACTTAATCAATTAAAGTTGCAAGAAGCACAACGCGAAATGACTGAACGTGAAGCATTTAAGAATGCGCTTAGAGGTGCAGGCACCGATGATGAAGCTATTAGAAATGCTTTTTTTTCTAAAGGCGATGTTGAAGGTTATTCAAAATACCTTAAATCTAAGGGTGAAATTACTAAAACAGGCGTAGAAACCGCAGATAAAAAACAAAGCATAATGCAAAGTGCGATGCGTGATTTAAGTACGCGCCCGTCTGACGCTAATATTATGGCGTATGCAGAGGATATTGAGGCATCAGGTTTGTTTTCGCCACAAGAAATAGCCGCAGTTAAGCGTAGAACGCAAGAATTACTTTCTTTACCTATGGATCAACGCGTACCTAAGTTAGCAAGTCAAGGCGCATCTGTATCTGAACTTAAACCTACTATACAAACACAAGATATTGGTGGTTCAACACGTATGTTAAGTATCGAACCTTTTGCTAATACATCTAGACTTGTAACAGGTAGTGAAGCTACTAAGACTGCAACGCCTGGTGATGTTATGTCTGCTACTACAACACGCCGTGGTCAAGACTTAACTAACGCTAGAGAACTACAACGTATTGAAATTGAAAAAGGTAAGAACTCACCTGAAGCGATTGCAATGCGGGCTAAGATGACTGAGCTAGGTAAGGCTGAAGCTAAGTTTGAAGCAGCTGCGCCTGAAGCCATGAGTAAAGCTAATGAAGCTATTCGTAAGATCGATGAGCTTGTCGGTACTGAGCCAACTAAAACTAAAGAAGGTAAAATTATTGCGGGTACTAGACCGCATCCTGGCTTCACTTCAGCGGTTGGTGCTACTTTAATGCCTGGCGCTAGATTTGTAGACGGTACACCTGCAGCTGACTTTGATGCACGACTTAAAGAAATTCAAGGCGGGGCATTCTTAGAAGCATACAATACACTTAAAGGTGGTGGTTCTATTACTGAAGTTGAAGGTCAAAAAGCTACACAAGCCATTACACGTATGTCTTTAGCGCAAAGTGAAAAAGAATTTAAAGCTGCAGCGCGTGAATTTCAAACCATTTTACGTAAAGGTATTGAACGCTCTAAAGCTAAACTTGGTAATGTTGGCGCTCCGGCAGCTGCAAATGCTTCACCTGATGTAGATGCAACTAACCCACTCTTAGCAGATTAGGATTTAATAATGGCAACATTAGCTGAAGTTTTAAAAGATCCTAACTATGTCAATGCTAACGCTGCGACTAAAGCGGCTATCTTTAATAAATATGCACCGCTTGACCCTAACTTTGCAAACGCTAATGAAGCTACGCAATCAGCTATTAAGTCTAAGTACGGTGTTGAAATGCCTACCTTGGAAACACCTAAAGCACCTGCACCCGCAGCTGTCAGTGATTCTATGTCTGAAATTCCAAAACGTACGTTAGCTCAAAAAATTGTCTATCCTATATTAGAAACAGCTTTACCTGTAGGCGGCGCACTTGTAGGCGGTACAGGCGGAACTGTATTTGGCCCAGGCGGTACGATAGCTGGTGGCGCTGCTGGCGCTGGTTTAGGCTATGGTGCAGCTAAAGAATTAGAACGTATGTATGAAGAAAAAATAGGCCAACGTGCGCCACAAACCTTACCACAAAATTTACTAGAAGCAGGTAAGAATGTATTAGAAGGTGCTACGTTTGAAGTGGGTGGCCGTGTGATCTTACCCCCTATTGCTAAAGCGGCAGGATGGGTATGGGACAAAACAACAGGTAAATTGGTTCAAATTAAAGCAGGTAAAATTGTACAAGAACTTGCCGGTGATCAAATAGAACAGTTAAAAGCAGCAACTAAAGCAGCACCTGAAGGCGCTACAGGCGCGCAAGTTGCAGCTGATATTTATGCACCGCCTATTCAATCATTAGGTCAACGCGTTGTAGAAAAAGCACCTTACAAATATGGGCCATTACTTAAAGGTCAAGATGCAGCAACGATTGCAGAATTAGAAGGTTTAACGGGTGCTGCTACAGCTACTGAAGCTAAACTTGGTCAAAAGGCAGCTAAAGAAACACTAAATAAAATAACAACGCCTATGCGTGAAGCTGAACTTGAAGCAGCAGGTACCATTGATACTAAGTCTATGATTAAAGATTTAGGTGAAAAACTTAAAGATCCTACGGTTGGCGTAAGCGATATTAATAGACGCGTTATAAATAAAGTTATTAATAAGATTGATACTTGGACTAAAGCCAACAAAGGTGAAATAGATCCTAAAGCTTTATATGAGATTCGTAAGAATACAATCAATGAAGAAGTATCTCGTTTAATTGATAAAACGGATCCAACAGCGCAAGCAAAATATGCAGCTAAACTTTTAGCTGAAATACGCCCAGTCATAGATGATGCAATTACTAATGCAGGTGGTACAGGTTTTGCTAACTACCTTGAAACTTTTGCAGCAGGCGCTAATAAGATTGCGCAATCTAAACTTAATGCTAAAGCATTAGAACTATATAAAACTTCACCAGATAAGTTTGTTCAACTGATTGAAGGTAATTTACCTAAAGAAGTAGAAAAGATTTTTGGTTCAGGTAATTTTAATATTGGTACGCAGATGGATGAAGCTTCTTTAAGCGTATTAAAGAAAGCTGCCGATAAAGTTAAACAATCTAAAACAATGGCAGAACAAGCTAAAATGGGCGAAACAATGTACAAAGATGTGATTGAAGCCAATACATCTAAGCTTAGATTCCCTAACTTTTTAAGTGCTAAAGCAACAGTAGCAAATGAAACATTAAGAATGTTAGAAGATAAAATTAACAAAAAAGTTATGAATGCGTTAGTAGAAGGTATGCAATCAGGTAAAAGTTTAAATCAGTTACTTAATATCGTACCTGCTAAAGATAGACTAGCTGTATTTAATGCGTTTCAGAGAGATCCAAATGTACAACGTGGATTAACTTTTAATTTTAATGCGTTAGCGGGACAAGATTACGAAGGTAATCAAAACGCACTTGCTCAGTAAAGGAACTAGCTATGACCCCTGAAGAACAAAAAGAATTACAAAAACAAGCCATTAAAGAAGCTATTTCGGAATGGTTAGATAAACAATTTATTGTCGTAGGTAAATGGACTTTAAAAGGTATCTTATCTGTAGGATTAGCTGTTTTATTTTATCTTTACGCAGCGGCGCATGGATGGGTAATCAAGTTATAATGAGTATTGAAGCCTTTGCAGGTTACTGTGAACATATGGTCGGTAAAACGATTGTTGAATGCGGAACCTTTGAGGATGATTTCTTTTTAACGTTTGATGATAAGACTACAATGTTTATGATGGCAGATCAAGATTATTTAAGTTTAAGCCTTCATGTACCTAATGAGATTAAACAATGATCAGTAGTCGTAGTTTAGATGACTTAAACCCTAAAGTAAAAAAGTTAGCCGAACAGTTTATCAAAGCTTGCCGTGATGCAGGTATAGATATTTTAATTTATAGTACTTATAGAGATGCAGAATCCCAAAATGAACTTTATGCGCAAGGCCGTACAAAACCTGGACGTATTGTTACCAATGCTAAGGCTGGATTTTCTTACCATAATTGGCGTTGTGCTTTTGACTTTGTGCCTATTGTAAATGGTAAAGCACGTTGGGATGATTCAGCAGCGTATTCTTTATGCGGTAACATAGGTGAAGATTTAGGATTTGAATGGGCTGGTCGTTGGTCTGGCAAACTTAAAGAAACAGCGCATATGCAGTTTACAGGTGGGCTATCTATATTTGATTTTCAAAAAGGAAAAACATTATGAAAAAATGGTATCAAAGCAAAACAGTTTGGTTTAATGTACTTGTTGCCATGGGCGCTGCAGTTGAAATTTACATGAATACATTACAAAGTTATTTTGACCCAAAAGTATATTTTGGTTTAGCTGTTCTTATTGCTGGCGTTAATGTTGTACTTCGTTGCATTTCTGCATCAGCTATTACTAAATGACATTTTTTTTAGCTTATTGGAAACAACTTGCTATTGCAGGTAGCCTTGTCATACTTTTTTCTATTGGCTACTACAAAGGCTATTCATCAGAAAAAGCTAAGTTTGATGCTTTTAAATCTGAGTTAGCGCTTCGTGCTAAAGTACAAGAAGAAAAGAATAGTGCTACACTTAAAAAACAAAAGCAAATTACCGCTAACATTAAAAAGGATTACGCAGATGCCATTAAAAAACTCAGTATTTATTACGACGTTGCTTCTTCTACTCAATGGTTGCGCGACCATGGATCTGTATCCGGTAAATTGCCCGACGTTTCCAGCACCGCCAGCGGAACTAATGGCGACACCCAAAGCAATCAATCTGGTTCCACAGGAGTTGATGCCTTAGATTGTGCATCGGATGTATTGCAATTGTTAAATCTACAAAAATGGATAAAAGATCAAACAATAGTCAATAATTAATACCTTCTTTTAAATTTTGACCTCTGTAATCGACGTATACGCTCAAAATAAGACCTAAGTAATACCAATACCCCAATAGCAGTACAAAACCCTGTAATGAACGATAGCGCGTAGCATAGGATGTAATCCATAATTATGGCCTTATAGCTTCTTGTAAAATCTCAATTCTCTCACGTGAAGCTCTTAATGATGTATATCTTTGATGTAAACGCTGCAACATTGATACTCTTTTAGATATTTCACGCTCTTGGTTAAGAAGTGCTAATACTTCTTCTTCTGTTAGACTGTTAATCGTATCATTTAACGTTCGCCAATTTAATCTTTTCATGCTCTACCTTTCGTTGTAAGTTAACTACTAATGCTTCTATTCTATTAAATCCTTTTATAGCGCTATTCATATTACGGTGGCGTATCTTTAACTCAGCTTCAGCTGTTTTAAGTTGTGCCTTTAATTTATCTAAATTCATTTTAACTCCTGCATAGCTATATCAGATATAGCGCGTTTATCGTGTAAAGCTGCCCAAATACGTTCATCTATTGTTTTGTTGGTTAATAGAACATAACACCATACATCGTTCTTTTGACCAGATCGATGTAATCGTCCTACAGTCTGTTCAAATAATTCTAGTGACCAAGGTAAAGATACAAAGATAATCTTATTACCGCCATGTTGAAGGTTAAGGCCATGACCGGCTGACTTAGGGTGGACTAAAAGCATTTCTACTTCACCATTATTCCAACGATCAATTGCATTAGTATCGTTTAGCGTTAGTGCGTGTGGATAGCGTCTTTTTAACTCTGCCAATTCTTCAACATAGTTGTATACAATAATGGTGTTGGCGTGTTGATTTTCTTCTACCAAATCATGTAACAGATCAAACTTATGGGAACTAAACCATACAGGTGTTTGCGTAACATTTAACCGCCCTGGCGTATTGGACGCTGACGTTTCAGTTTGATATACCCATCCGCCTGCCATCTGTTGAAGTTTACCTGTCACCACTGCAGCGTTTACCGCCGTGATCTGTTCATCTTTTAGCTCTACAACATAATGCTTTTTCATTTTTTCATAAGGTAAACGATCCGGCATATCGCATCGCATCTCAACAATATGCAATGGTGGTAGTTTATCTTTGTATTCGCCAGCATCTAAAACATACGTAGCAGGTTTAATCACTTCCATAACTCGTTGTAGTGATCCAACGCGTGGCGCCCATTCACCAAAATCTTTATTAATAAGTACAAAATACTGTTGCATGAAAGCACCCTTACTTCGACCTAATAATGTCTGATCGATAATCTTACATTGACCGAATACATCTTCTAATCCGTTACTTGTAAAAGATCCAGTTAAGCCCCACCGAATCTTAATTTTGTCAAGCACTTTTAATAGTGCTTTAAATCGTGCGCCTGAAGGGTTCTTTAATCGTGTTAATTCATCAAACACAATGCCATCAAAACCTTCTAAATTTTGTATAGATTGCAAATTATCATAGTTAGTCACTACAA